TATAGTTCAAAGCGGTGTTCTTCGTTCTTTTCTTTAATCTCTCTGATCTTTGTTCCGTCTTCTGCCTGTCCTTCTTTGACTTCTGGTGGAACTTTGATGCCCAACTTTCTTTGTTTCAGTTTACCAAATGTAGAGTTTTGGCCCATAAGACTGCCACCACCAGAACCAGTAGAAGGATTCTGTAGAGCATTAAGCTGCCCTAATACGATACCAGAAGCCGCACCTTGTGTCTTTAATACGAGAACAGGTGTGCCAGGGTCCATAACACCAGGAAACGATTGTTGTCCGAACTGTGTAGGTGTCATGCTTAGTGGTGAGAAGTTTAGATGACCTAAATCAACCTGACCACTGTGATCCATAGGCGAATATAGTTTAGATGTGCATGATTGATCTGTAGGAAAATCACCATCTTCGGTGCCTTTCTTTTCAGGATCACCACCCGAACCAACTACACATACTTGAAATTGTCCTAGAGGACCAGGAAAATTATTTGGATCAGCCATTAATTCATTACCCCTTGCAATACATCTTTTGATACACAATCCATAGTGGTTGTTGAATAACCACCGAGTTGAACCTTATGCATTAATTCTGTGACTAGATACTGACCTGAGCCATATACTAGACCACCATCTTGCTTGTTCTCCCATTTAAGTTCGATCACTTGACCGACATGCATGTATGGGTTCCATGCTGTGACCATTCTTAGAGCCACTTTGTCTCTATCTAGTAGAGCCATTCTTGCTTGACGCTTCAATAGATATCTCTCAACATCTGTTTCGCATCCATAATCTTGGTGTGAATTGCCTTTATTGGTCCATGATTGTTTCATATTGCCGCCCTCGAAGCAGCCATTTAGACCACCAGCAATACCTTGAACAGCACCGCCTCCACCTTGACCAAGAAAATTCATACCCATATTAACTAGATTGAGAAATGTTCCTGTATTGATATTCTGACCAGACTTATTAACACCATTCAATAGATCAGTGAGATAATCAAAGTCACAAGGAAAGGTAATCATAATAGGATATGGATTAGCAGGTGTGGTTGACGATGTTGAATCGGTTTCACCACCCTCAGAATAATAATAGGTCATCGATGAACCTTGATTGATTAGTTCTTTGAGTGATTTAAAGTTATGCTTGGTCTGACCGCCGTTTTCATATGTCATAAAGTGAACGAACGATGGATCATCACCGTCTAATGCCATATTTGCTTGCTGTGCAATGACACGGAATGGATGAATATTTTCTGCAATATAATCTCTCTGCGGCTCACACTGGCTAATTTCTCTAGAGCCTTGGTGTTTAACGCAATCGAGAGCCGCATTGACAATCTCATTAGGAGTTACACATTTCCATGACTTACTCATCAGATGTTTTGCGTCTTCTAGCAATGATTCGTCACAGGCATGAATAGTAAATTCTTCGACGGCAGAAGGACTCTGGCTAATCAAACGACGATTATCTAGGCGATATACGGTATTATTAACCGTCATATTCAATCCAGATGCACCAAAAGATTGTGTCAATGAACTAGACAAGGTAAGATTTAATTTCTCACCCTTCATGGTGTCTAGACTTTGCACAGGTGTATAGAGATATCGGTTGAATGTTATGGCAGTTTGCACACTAGGATTTAAAATACTCTCGCCCAGAATGACTTCCTTTACAGTGGTGTCATCCATCTTGAAAGAGCCAATACTACCTTTTATCGATACACGAAACTGATCTTTGTATTGCGAATTTTTTGAAAATGCCATTAGATTAGCCTTCTAACAAAATCTTCCTTGTGACCAGTTAGAGTATTAAACTCCAACATGATCTGAGAATAATACATAGGCTTAATAATTTTGATTTGCTTTTTCTTATCGTTCAATTCGTTTTCATAGTCATAGTTGGTGATAACATCGGCACGAGTATCAATAACAATAGTATCACCGTCAATGACCTCATACTCTCTAACGCCAGTAACCGATAGACCACCTTCTGTTCTTACGGAATCACGGTCGGCTGTAAACTTTCTACTAATAGTATCAATGCGAGTAAGAGTGGTATCATCGGTCAGACTTGTTAGGTCTTGATCTGGTCCGTCTGGATAAGGAACTAGTGCCTGATCCCAGACATAATAATCAAATGGCTTACCAGCAGGATAATCTGTAAAGCGACGAGGTGAAATGATATATCTCGATTCAGTAACAGTATCCCATGTTAGATTATGTCTAGTGACAACCTTTTCGACATGATGGACAGTCTGAACGGCTGCTTGGGAAGATCCATACTTGGCTTCAATATATGAATTGAATGCAGTATAGCCTAGAGGCCAATCGAATTGTGGATCGAAAATCTGATTGGTATATAATATGATCCAACCAGCCCCAGTATCACCATAGACCTTCTCCGCTATAATCTCTGGTGTTTCATTATCTTCAACAGTGTAAGTATAATATGTAGATAGGTTATTGATAACCTTCTTAAGAATGCCTATACGAAAGAAAATGTTGGTTACATTCTCAGTCTGTTCATATATTCTGTTCTTATTGATATCATACTTAATCGTAGGAAATACATCAAAGAACTTTGATTGTCTATTAGATGCCATTTAGATTACCTTTTAAATACCCAATCTTCTACTGGTAGCTGTATTGCTTTTTCGTATTCATAAGAATATATTTCAACAAATCTCGACTTACAATGACTAAACATATACCTATGAATACAAGGTTTAGATAACGACTCAATACCATATGTTGATTGCAGCAAATCATAATTAATAACAAATCTGGTCGACTCATCATAACGATCATTATTTCTAAATCTAGACAAACTGGCTAGCAATGCAGTTCTCTCACCGACACTAAGATAATGTAGATTCAATCCTATGAAGCCGTTAGGAACCATCTTAAATGGTATGCACATAGGAAACTTATCATACTTGGGCAGATATGCTTTGCCCTTAGGATCATACTTAAAGAAATACATACGACCTATAATCGTGGAACTTCTGCTGCGTTCATCAGATGTGATTAGATTTCTTCTGGCAACATAAGGTTGTGCGCTTAGTGCCTTTTCTTCTAACCAATCAGATAGTTCGTCCGATGTATATTGTTTTGTTGCCATAAAGGTTATTTATCTTACTTTTTGCCAAACAGTTCCGTTTCTGTTATAATCTGAAATTCCCAACCTTTAAACTCACAATACTCTCTAGCCGCTTTCCACTTGGCTTGATTAACGCCATAGGTCATAACCTCAGAGATAAATCTTTTAGTGCGTCTCTTAGGCACCTTAGGCTCTAATGTTTGTGCCTTGGGTTTAACCTCTAATAGCATAGTCTTTATCGATCCATCAGGCAACATAGCTTCCACATAGAAATCGACAAAGTATCTGTGTAGTCTACCGTCAACTGGTGATCTATATGGTATTACTATTTCTTCCGAAGACCATGCTACGATACTAGAGTTCTCATCTAGATTTTTCATTACTTGCTTCTCCCAACCAGAACGATATACGATATTGGTTGGGTCACCTCTATACTTTTTGGGAAACATTGGTTTGAAGAAGCCTTGTTTGTATTCTCTTGCCATCTATATACCTCACTAAATAATATGTAGTTTACTAGGAGACAATAAATGGCCATATATGAGTTTCCGTCACATCTTTATGATGATAGAAACGGGCATTACATGCGTATTACTGCTACGCCTGGCGCTATATCAGGATCAACATTTAATCCGGCGCAAGCTGATACATTTGTATTGCCTATGCCTATGGGAAAAGATAGTTACTCATATAAGCAGAGACATACTTATGGCGATGTTAAGTTGTCACGAGTTGCACTAGGTATGATGGGTATGAGCGGCTATGCAGACGCTATTGAAACAACCGCATCATTGCTAGGCGCACCTCTAAACCCTGCAATTGAAGTTATTTACGAAAGCACAAACCTCAGAGAGTTCACATTCGCTTTTCTATTTGCACCAGAAACAGAACAAGAATCAATTGCAGTAGAAAATATCTGTAGAAGAATGAGATTCCATGCTGCACCTGAAATTCTAGGTGGCGGTACTACTGGTGCTAGACAGGGTTGGTTCGCTGCATCACCATCAAAATTTAAAATTGACTATAATGTATTGGTCAATGGTAGATGGGAAAGAAATGATACATCTGGCACACCCAAACTACCAAAGATATACGAAGGTTACATTGATGCTATTGGTGTCAACTATGCTCCCGCTGAAGGACTGTATAGCACATTCTCGAACGGTTACCCCGTTGCAGTAGAAATGGCTATCAGTTTCAAAGAAACAAGAATTATCGACAAGAGAATGATCAACGATGGCTATTAATTTTCCCAATAAACCTACCAGACTAGGACTAGATTACTTCCAGTCTTCATTGAATGATATGGGTGGTATTTCAAAACTCGCTCGCTTTGCGGTTCAGATTAAGCCTATCGGGTCAAACAGATTGACTAGTCGTCCGTATTATAGCCAGTTAAACAATCTTCTCTATGCATGTTACGCCACAGAATTTCCTGGCAGAGGCTTTGATCTATTATCAACCAGATATTACGGTGCACCTCAGACATTTCCTATCAACTCTAAGTATGGCACAGCGGCATTCTCTTTTATCTGCCGCAACAACAGCCTAGAAAGACAGGTGTTTGACGATTGGCAGAGTATCATCAATCCAACGACGACCTTTAATTTTGAGTATCCTAATAGCTATTACAGTGATATTGTCATGTATCATTATTCAGAAATTGGCGAACCTAATAGACCACAAAATTCATCTGAATTACAATTGAACTATGCATGGACACTCAGAAAAGCCTGGCCGTCTCTTGTAAAGCCTCAGCCAGTGACATGGATGGATACCGACTTTCTATTCTTAGAAGTAGAGTTCACATATCGTTATTGGGATTACGGTGATGTTGCAGCAATCACAGGTGAATATGCCGGAGAGACAAACGCACCAGAACCTAGACCACCGAATGTTTAATTAATGGAGATTTATTATGGAGTTACCTAAGATTGATTTGCCAACATATGATGTGAAAATACCATCAACTGGTAAAGAGATTAAAGTCAGGCCATTCACTGTAAAAGAAGAAAAGCTTTTGCTGATGGCTGTAGAGTCAAAGAACCCAAACGAGATTATTCAAACAGTCAAACAGATTATCAATAACTGTATCGTGTCTGGCAAGTTTGATGTTAACAAAGCACCTTTCTATGATGTAGACTTTTTGTTTATCTATCTTAGAGCAAAGTCTATGGGTGATAGCGTAGATATCAATCTGACATGTAAGAATGTGGTTGATGGTGTTGAATGTGGGAATGTGTTTCCTGCAAAACTCAACATTGCCAATGCTGTTATAGAGAAGGATGATAGTATCAGTAATAAGATAGAACTGACAAATACTACCGGTGTTAAGATGACCTATCCAACATACGATGTTATGAAAAGAATGGAATCTAATAACTCGGTAGATGTTAAGTCAAGCATCATCGCCGCTAGTATCGAAAGCATATACGATGAAAAGGGTGTGTATAAGTCTTCCGATTACAAGTTCGAACAGCTAAAAGAATTTGTTGAAGGACTAACAGAAGAAAAGTTTAGAGTCTTGGAAAAGTATGTTGATAACTTTCCATCGTTTGCTGTAGAACTTAAAGAGAAATGCACCAAATGTGGCTTTGAGCATAATGTGAGGTACAAAGACTTCTATGATTTTTTTTTCTAATTATGGGGCAAGACAGTCTTTCTACTTTGTTTAGAACCAACTTTGCTCTAATGCAGCATCATAAGTGGGGATTGAATGAAATAGAAAGTATGATGCCATGGGAAAGATATGTTTATATCGATCTATTGGAACAGCACATTAAAGAAGAAGACGCCAAACAAAGAGATTATGAAGCACAGGCGAGAACAAATCAGAATGTCAGCAGGGTCAATATGCAACCTGCAAAGAACAGGGTAAGGTAATAAATGCTTAAGTCACAATCAATATCTTTTCAGTTGTTTAAGATATTGCCTATTCAGAAAAGAATGGATCTTGCTCAAAGTCCTGATGCAGGTGCAAGCCTTCTATCTGCATTGACTCCTACTCAATTTGCCGAGTTGTTCCCAAAGTATTATCAGAGAGCATTGCCTGATGTTGAAGGCTTTCAGTTAGCCGTAACAAAAAGAACTAGAGAGCAACAGCAAAAGGCCGACGGACAGTTACAAGAAAGATTGGCTAGCCTAGAATCAACCAACTCTGAATTAAGACAGGGTATGGAAAAGCTAGGTGTAGCTAGAGCAAAAGAATTACCTAAGCTATCACCAGAGCAAGAGGCGGCATATAATACAATTAGAACGGCTGATGTTCCTGTTAATTCCGAACAGGGTAAAATGTTTGCCTCTTTAGATAACGAAAAACTTGCCTCCGTGGGTATTACAAAGACCAAAAATGAAAAGGGTGAAGAGGTATTACATTATACTGCTCCCGTCTCTACAAGAGAAGAGGCTGTTAGCAGACTGCAAACATCTGGCGGATCAGGTGCATCTATCGGCGAGCGCCTGGCGTTTTATAGACAATATGCTGCATCAAAAGGTGTTGATCCTGACCTAGTAACGGGTATCGTTATGAGAGAAGGTGGTGGCACCAAGAATAGAATGCAAAGATGGGCAAACGATGATCCATCGAAGTCTGGTAAGCCCGGTACTGCATATGGCGATTTCCAATTAAATGTTGGTACAACTGTTCACAGAATGGGAAATGATTTTCTCAAAAAAGGTATTCCAATGGATTCTGCACATTGGAAAGAACAAGGTATGTTCGCTATCGATCAGATTAAGAATGGTCGTGTTCATGAGTGGATGTCTGTTAAAGACAACGGCGGCATTGAGAGAATTTCTCAGATAGGTTCCAATGAATGGAGAACCCACGCTTCTTCTGCTACACCTACAAAACCCGAAGGACCAAACGGACAATATTCTGACAAGCAGATTGCAGAAATGATATCACAACTCAATCAAGAAAAAGATGCAGCACGCCGTCAGCAACTTGCCAATGTTCTACAGGGTCAAGGTGTTCAAGTTCCTCCAGGAGCTACATCATCTGGTGCTGCCCGTGTTCCTGGTAGCGTCATCGGCGGGTTCTATGGCGAATCTCAACAATGTGTGGCACTATCTAAGCACTTTGCGCCACAAGTAGGTCCTGCCTCTAGCTGGAAAATCAATTACGATTCTTCTGGCTCAGGTATCAAGCCTGGTTCTGTCATTGCTACTACATCATATAACGATGGCTCTGGTGGTAAGATGGCTAGAACAATGCCTGATCATCGCAGCCACTATCATACAGGTATTGCTCTATCTGCACCAGATGCTCAAGGCAATGTTCTTATTCTAGATCAGTCTGCCGGTCGTGCCGCACAGATTCATAAGGTAAACATTCACAACTATAATGGTGAGAAGTGGGGACTTGTGCCTGGTGGACAGCCAACACCACGCTCAATGCAAGCCGTTCATATGGCTATGGGCAGTGCCAATGATATCGAGAAGACAGCTATTAGCGATTCACTAGCTGGCAAAGCACCTACAGCACAATCAACCGCACCTGTTCAAGAGGTGAAGCAGGTAACAGAGGCAACTAATACTGTTCCTAAAACTACTGAGAAGCAAGACCCTACTCCTGTATCTAATGCACCTGCGGCTGATGCAAAACAGCAAGCACAGGAAGCAAACAAGACTGCCGTTGTTGAGAAGACAGAACAGGCTCAGCCTGCCACACAAGATACAGCAAAGACGGCCGAAGTTGCTAAGCCTGCTGAAAAAGGTCCTAGTTCATACATGCTCAATAGAAATGAATTGATTTCTGCTATTAGAAACACCGATGAATTTAAGAACACTTTTGGATCTTCACTTGCTACAGATAGCATGATCTATGAAGGCTTCTTTAATGATGCCCGCACTCAAAAGATTATGAAAGACACTGGATCAACATATGATGCTGCATCAGGCACAGTGAAGATTGGTGATTATAAGAAGCTACAGGAAGCCATGCCTGATATGAATGTCAGTAAGTTCCTCAAGCCACTTAAGGGTGCTGCTAGAGGTGGTAACTTTAATGTTCCTGATGGTGGTCTAACCGCTTATCGTGCTATGGAAGGTAAAGACAATACTCTAGTTGTCGATAAGAATCAAAAGCCACTATTCACTATGAATGATAAGGAAGCTGCATCTTTTGATCCTTCACAGAATAAAGTGAAGATTGATCCTAGCTTGAAAGCAAAAGGTGATATGAGAGGACAACAGCCTTCTCAAACGACTGGTGATAATTCAGAAGTCATGAATAGCATCAACTCACTTAGAAATGATATGATGGCGAGACTTAACAGCACTCCAGCGCCTACACCAATGCAGATTAGACCTGGTATGTCGGACACAGGCAACATGATTAATAACTTGCATGATATGACTAGAACGCCATATCTGAACCCTGCATTTGAAAGAGCGGTCAGAACTGCAAATGATGGGCAGCCTTCAAATCACTTTAATTTCGGTAACAAAAACGGATAAAAAAGGGGAGCATTTCTGCTCCCCTGTATTATCAGTCATCTACTAGATCACGGAACATCTTGAGGTCTTCATCTTCGTCCTCATCCGCAACTGGCGCAGGAGCCTTCTTGGCAACAGGCTTAGACTCGGTAAATGGAGTTTCTTCCACTTCCTCTTCAAAAGTATCTGCTACCTTACGACGAGCAACAGGGGCCTCACTAACACCACAAACATCATCCAGCTTACGCTTTAGTTCCTCGTAAGTCTTGAAATGCTTGCGATCAACAATCTCCTTCAACGATGGCTCTGACTTCCAGATGTTCTCTAGCTCGGAGTCATCATCAGATAGAGGAGCAGGTGCTAGGAATACAGACTCATCATAGTTGGGGAAGCTAACATTGCGTCCACCAATATTGACATTCTGACGAGTCATCTTCAACTTGAAGTTAGCGCCATTCCAAAGATCAAATGGATTGACCTTCTGTTCGGACTCAAGATCAGGATTCATCATCTTAGTGATCTTATCAAAGATTTTCTTACCAAACTTGAAATAGAAAATCTTACCTTCTGCACCCTTGTTCTGTGGGTCATTGATAACCTGAATGACAGAAACATAATGCAGACGGCGCTTCTGATCACGAGCCTGCTTACGCTCTGGTGCATTCTCATCCTGTGTTGAGTTCCAGAGTTTTGAGTTATACTCAGAAACAGGATCCTTCTCATCAAAGGTCGTTAGTGACTTCTCAATATACCACTTACCGGTAGCCTTGTTCTGAAAGCCGTGATCCCAGTAACGAACCCAGGGAAGAGCATCGTCACCATCGACGGCAGGACCGGGAAGGAAACGAATAACAGCAAGTGCATTGCCTGACTTGTCTGGAGTTGGCTTCCAATAAAGATCGGTTGTGTCGTCTTTTTCGTATGTGGGGTTATTGAGCTTGTCCACTTCCTTGAGGAGATTGTCGAAGGACTTGGACTGTTTCTTGAGGTTTGCAAAATTCATTGTATGTTCCTTGTATTAGCGTTGTATAGTTTCTTATCCACATTATCATCATATAAGAAGTGTATTGTAACAGAACAATCTCGTCCTGTCAAGTGGTATTTAGTCACCACTCCATGCGAGGATCATTTAGATCCTCCCATTCCCATTTGCCGATAGAGTCTCGGTTTGTCTGCTCAACTGCGGAGCATTCAAAGCGAATCTCTTGCCATGTCTTATCTCCCCATACACGGCGAGGATTACCACACCAAATACATCCAGATACACCACAATCCATTGCATCCATCTTATGAAAGCGATGTGGCTGAATAGTATCTCCATACTTATTGAACCAGTATGATGACTTTTTCACCTTGACTTGTCTATCGATGTGTCGCTTCTTTTGTTGAAATCTTTTCTGTCTCTTTTCTTTACTCATTCAGGATAATCTCCAAGAAGTATTCTGTTTCTTCGTTTGGCAGATAACTTAGACCATTCTCCCTTTCATATATTTCAATCTGTGAAACTCTCACACCGTCATACTTATAGAAGACTTCGTATTGTCCATCGACCCAAGCTTTTAGGATATCAGATGCGTTTCCCTCTAGTGTTTTCATCGACCTTCTCCTTCAGTATGTGTTTGAATTTCTCCTTATCATACTTTAGAAATGGTCTATACTTTTTCACCTTGAGTGAAACCTTAGGCCAAATCACATCATTGTCATAGTATTTATCAAACTTATCAGCATATCCTGTGAAGTCATTTAGAATTGTCATCGTCTCAATTGAGATTGACTTGCGTAGAAATAGAATCACAATATCTGGATATCTATCATTACTCACATTGAAGGACACTCTCGGATCATCTTCTTTGAAGACCTTTTGTATGTCATCGGCAAAGAGATAAGACAAACTCTGTCTCCGTCTTGTATAGGCAGTATGAACATCATTTGCTTCTTCGCTTGCAAACTCTAATATGTAATGCTTGTCATCTAGAAGATTGGCAACATAGTGATCACGCAATTCTTCTGCATTGTATTCTTTGGCTAGTTTCTCATAGAACCATTTGTCATTTCGTTTTAGATATGACTCCTTGTTTGCACGGAGTTTACCGTTCATTTGAAAGAAGTCATACTTTTGACTGGTGAAATGAGTCCTAAGTGCCAAGAATAGCAAATAGGACCCATAGCCTGTGAAATGTTTCATCGAGTCTGTAGGTAAGGATCAATGTTCATTACTTCATCAACGGTCTGTGCTACGAAACCTTGGGACTGCTGCTGCATTGGAGGAAGACCATATGAGTCTAACATCTTGGCTGCCATTTCTTCTTTTATCTTATTATAAGAATCCTTGATCATATCAGATGTGAGACCTCTTAGATTTGAATACGGCTCATTAGGTGTTTCTAACACCCAACCTTCATTGAGGAACTTGTTCTTACGGTATATCTGATTTGGGTGTTCAAGTTGTTTATGGTTCCACTTGAGGACCTTATTCTTGATACAGTCAAAGGTCTCACGGTTGATATAGAGTTTATCCTCTAGAGGATCATATGACACCTTGCAATGCTTATAATCAAAGTGTGCTAGTAGTTCCTCACGAGTCTGATACTTGGTGAGAATATACTGTGCCTGCGTTCTATGATTATTGATCACATCAACAATGTTTGTATTGTGCATATAAGACATCATTTCGGAACGTGACCATTCCGTGTCTGCAAAAGGAACATCATCAAAGATTGAATTGATAGGTGTGATAGGATTGTAGGCGGCCGCCATTGCCTTTTTCGCCGCTTCTTCTCTTTCACTCTGCTTCTTGAAACCTTCTGTCAGGTGGTTATAAACACCAACATCATTATTCAATACAAAGATATCAATGTCCTTGAACTTAATATTCTTTAGGACATTTGTAAAGAATCCACCAGCAATCACAACATTATTGCCATACAGACCCGATAAGAGATTTCGTGTTTTGATTAGAGATTTGATTGCTCTTTTGGATTCTTCAATATCATACTTTTCATTATCACTAAACATCATGTCACCATATTAAAGAGGGAGTTGGGAGGTATCCGATTTCTTGAGGAAGTGTAGATTTTCGGCTTCTAGTTTGATTTTGGATTTAAGAACACCAGAGACTAACTTAGCGGCTACTTCTACCTCAAAACCGTTTTCGTCGCAATACATACAGATTGCATCGATATAAGGTATGTCTTTCATATAGACCATTTCTTCAATGGCCATAGAAAAGCGATTGATATCTTCGGCGTTCATACAAACATACCAAAGATGCCAGAGAGAAGGGAGATTGTGATAGCAGAGGCGATAGTGATTTCGATTACTCCTGTTGCCCAATAACCAAGAATAGAACCTAGAAACAAACCAGCGAAGGCACAGATATAGACATTGGTGCTTAGAGCAAAGTTAAACTCACGCATACCAGTGTATTTGTCTTTCTCACTCATAATATAATCCTTTCATGAAAGCGGGCCCGTTCTGTTTCGAGGTGGAGCCCATACCCAAAGGATTACGCTGCTAGAGCGAAAGCCTCATATGCATTGTTGTCGTTTGCATTTACGATTTGCTTTCGATCTCCTTACGACCTTACTGAATCCTGTCGAACCTGAATCCGGCCCATCATAAAGAAACATGAGGATTGGTTTTCTTCATTACAGATTTCAATCTGCCTCTCCACCATCCTACAGGATGTTCATTCAAAGAAAACTGACCTTCAGCGTAGCCATCATTGAACCAATATCTTTGAGTTCTAATCTTACGACCATCAGTTCCCGTAGGATACTTTCTCTCTTTCTTTGAATGGTTTGCCCATCTAAGAGTGTTCGTAAGTTCTGCTCCTTTTTTGGCGCCTTCATTGATTGCGATAAAAGAACATTCATCGGAAGTTAGTAATCCCAACAAACCTTTCCAAGCAATCAAATCTTGCCAGTGTCCATGTTCCTCATATAGTTTCTTATGCGCTTCGGCATGTTCCTCTATAGTGAGTTCAACGATATTTTCTGGTTCATCATTCCCACCCATATGTTTAGGAATGATATGGTGCTTATGTTTCATAATAATCTCCTGTCGATATTACTATTTATAAATCGACAAGTTTTCACATTTCCTTATGGTGGACCGGGTGGGAACTGCCCCCACGTCCAAGAAGCCTATATTCCGTCTCTCAACGATCTAAGCATATTATTTATAACATACGGTGAGTTTTTTGTCAAGACTAAAGTGGTGCAAAAGTTTTATTATGTCCGTCTATTGATAGAGTTATGGAACGGACATAGCCACACTCTTTGGTTCCAGGAATGGAGAACTCACCGCTACCATGCCTGTGAAATGAAGGAGCATTACACTCACCACCATTAATACTAGCCAACGAAACATCAATCACCTTCTTCGCTTTACAGTGGATGATATGACTATCACTAACTTTCTTTTCACATGAAACATCTTCTGACGCCAATGCTGGTGTGTTACTCAGTATCAAGAGTATTTTCAAAATCCTCAATGAGAGGGACCGGGGGTTCTTTAGTTGCATGGCTTACTAGTCGTGTCCCGTATAATGCACTCACCGACGGTCGCCACCAGACAACCAGACAAGCCCAAACTAAGAAACACCAATGCGATTGCTAGATATACTTTCTTCATTTGAATACCTCCCAAAACTGGTTCATTGCCTTTTCGTAACCGGCAATCATTTCTTTTGCTTCTTTTAATGTATCACACATCTTCAATAGTTTGACACCTTGCGGATCATTTTCCATATACGCAAATTGACCTGTATATGTCATTGCACAGACCACCTTACGATCATCGGAATGAAAAACTGTATCGCTCAACCGTTTCATTTATACACCCTTTCTACATGTCCACATCGTTTACATCGTTTCCAATGATCTATAGGATTGCTCTTAAGAAAAGGTTCAACCCTATAATAGTTATGACCAAAGATTTTGCAAAACCATTTTATCATTCAAATCTTTCTTTGCTTCTTTTGTTCGCTCCTTATCTCTAAGGTCTCGAACGACACAACATTTACATGATAAGAGTTTATACTTTTTGCCTTTGAGGTTAGTCTGACCCGCTACGTTTCCAATATGCAAAGATTTCATATTGCAGTTTCCTCTCTAAACTGTTTCACCTTTCGTGCTAACTCTGGAATATAATCCCTGCGATTGCGCACGAACACTTGAGGTGATTCGTGATCGACGGAGATTAATACCACAATTTGCTTGCACTGGATGCCTGTCATTTCTTCATACATCAAAGAGTAACAGGTACATTGTTCAAAGTAGTTTAGAATCCATTCTTCCTTCTTAGGCTTTAAAGATGTTTTAAAGTCAATAATAGAAGGGACGCCATCAAACTCGGCAATACAATCCACCTGACCAGCAAGACCAAGAATTTCACTATAAAGCATAGTTTCCAAGTAATGGACATTATCAATCCTGTCAATAGTAGGTCTGATATCCAGAAATGCATGTTGCATGTCTGGCATTACATCTTCTTCGGTGAGAAACCCTTTCTCGTTAGATATATAAGATTCCATAAGAGAATGGAATTTTGTACCTCGGCGGCTTGCTCGTGCCGAGATTTTGTTCGCTTCTTCTTCGCCGACTTTCTTTCTCCACTTTTGGATCGAGTCACCTTTGAAATGAGATAGAAAAGTAGTAACCGACGGGAGTTTAACACCATTTGGCGAGACATAATATCGTTTTCCATTATATTCTTCTCTTTTCAGATTCACTAACACTGGGTCATTGTTTATATGTGTAAATGTTTTCAACAGCCTACATCTTGATCTTCTTCATGGTGCTTGGCCCAATTGCCAAAAAATCCACTTGCATATCTAAAGTCACCCGCACGTGCCTTCTTTAGATATTCATCTACAGAAAGAGCGACATATGATCTATCTGAGTTTGACACGACTTTCTTTGTCGTAGTGCGAAAGACATGACCAAGGTAATCAAGAGATTGTTCCTTGGTCAGATTTGATTTATTTAGTTCGGCGATTAGAAGATTGATGTTATTTTCCACAGTGTTCATAACAATACCTCACATCATTTGGTGGTGAATTTCGGCCTATTAGCGGATGGTTTCCTTGGATTAAATTCCGTTTGGAATGGAGCATCTTTTACATTATATGCGGTTTTACCAACATTGTCAACCTTTTAACTTATTGTTTGATAAGCACCGGAGAGATCAAAATGACTTGTGTTTGATGTCGCTCCAACTGGTGTGGTATTTTTCCAGGCCAAATCTGTGGTACTACCTGAATAGTAGAGTTTCATAACTGTGTTGCTTGTGTCTATATCAGTGATACCAGCAATATGATATTTGGCATCACCATTTGCTTGATGTAATGTACCGGCTCTAACCGTTATTGTTGCGACAGAAGGCGCTGGCAAAACAATCTGATACTGCCCACCAACATTGAAAGATGCGGCATTACAATTAGCAAAATCTACATTAATTCTAAAGTGTGTAATAAGACCTTGCTTTACATAAGACCCTGTAGTAACTACACCAGGAACGTTGGCACCATTTGCTGTAAATTGAGGATCAAAAGTTTGATTGATAGAAAGTATACTAAAAGGAATACC